GACAAGAAAACCGGCAACATCAAGGGCATCAAGAAGATTCGCCGGAAAGTCGGTCCGCAGGTTTCCGGGTATCTTGTGGAACTCGTTAAGGAGTCCCCGGAATTCGCCAAATGGTTTCTTGAAAACGCCGAAAAGAAGTAAATTCAGAGGGGGATGATTTGCAAAATCCCGGACCCGGTGAGAGTCCGGGATTTTTTGTTTTTAAGATCAGAAATAAGCAAACCATTTCGCATATCTGACCTCACCGGTCGGTTCGGATTCCGGCGCCGCCGGATTGCGGTGAAGCGTTTGCGCGGACTCAAAAATCAAGTGACTTGACGATTTCCCGGAGTTTCTCCTCCATCCGCAGCCGGATGGAATAAACAGTGGTGCGCGGCATATTGAAAAACTTTGCAAGATCTTTCGGGTCGCGGTTCTGCACCACCGCCATGTGAAAAATCTGATAATGTTGTGACGAAGAAAGTTCCTTGAGTTTCTTCAAGCTCTCTTTCTGAATATGCTCTTCCCATTCGGACGTGTAGAGATCATCCAGATAAAGTTCCGTCACTTCGACCGACTGAACGGCGCGTTCCTCTTTGTAATGCGCCCGGAAAATATCATTGGCGCGGGCGCGGATAATGAACCGCAGATAATCGCGGAACCGTCCGCGCGAGGGATCATAAACAAATGTTTTCGACTGTTTGAAAATCGAAAGCATCACATCCTGCACGAGATCGTCCAACGCGTTTTCCGGCACTCCGCAATCTCTGCCGTGCAGACGGATCAGCGGTCCGTAGGTCACGAAAAACCGGTTCCAGGAGGAATTATCCTCATTCCGCAGATTGTTTACAACGCTGAAGTGGGTGGTAAAACTCATGCCGTTCTCCTTTATTCAGGATTAGGTAAACTCAAAACTATCTAATAAAATATAATTGTCATTCGGTAAATATCAAGTAAAATCGAAAAATAAACTTTTTCATTTTTCTGCATTTCTTCAGTCCATCATCCCCCGGTTGCGGTATCCACCGGGAGTTTGCCCTGTGTATTTTTTAAAAATCCGGTAAAAAAAATATTTGTTTTCATAGCCGCACCGTTCCGCGGTCTCTTTCACGGAAAGTCTGCTTTGCCAAATTCGTTTCACTGAGCAGCTTCTTTGAGCAAACCGTTCGTTTTTTTGTGCAATTTGAAAAAACATTAAAGAACAATTTTTGGACTTATAGCCTCGCTCTTATCGACTGAAAACGGGGAAAAAACGGGGAAACTTTCAATAATAAAACTGTCACACAAATTGGATAATAATTGATGTTTTGAATAGGGAAATAAGTGGAGGCGTGAGTGGGAGTTGAACCCACCAGAACCGGTTTTGCAGACCGTTGCCTTAGCCGCTCGACCATCACGCCTTGATTTTGTAGGGTATAATATACCGCGTGTTCCGCAAAAAGCAAATCGTTTTCTGAAAAATAATCGAAAACATTACCCGGTTCCCGATGCAGTTCCCCATCGGGAAACCGGAAAAAACTCCGTCAGCGGTATTCGTGAACGGAAAGTTTCATATCCCGGAACTCCACGCTCCCCGATATTCCGAAGTTCGCCGGCTCAAAGTTCAAACCTTTCGCCCCTGCGGGAATCTCATAAATACGGGAGCAATCCCGCCAGCCGTTCGTTCCCGACATGTGGAACATCTCCGGCCACGGACCGACCGCTTTCGAACCGTTGTAAAAACGGAGCGTGATACGGGCATCTTTCCAATCCGCGTCACCGCGCTGAACATCGTCCGTTTTCATCTTCATTTCCAGTTTCAGCGATTTCCAGGAAGGCTCAAGCGGAACATGGAAAATCCGGTTCCCGGTCCCGTCGATCCGCACATTGAGTCTGTCGTTTTCCGGTTTTGCCCGGAACGCCCCCTGCGTGATCCCCTGCTCCGGAATTCCGTTCGGATTCGGAGCAAGAAGCAGATTTTCCGGAGCAACCGTCAACTGCAAATCGCGGAATTCCACCGACCCGGATTTCCCGAAGTTCGCCGGTTCAATCAGCAGGCGCACCGCTCCCGGCGGAATGGAATAAACCCTGCTGAACGGCTTTTCCGCACTGGTTCCGGAAATCTCCACCGAACGCGGCCAGCCGCCCGTCAGCTTATGAGTCCGGTCCAGAAAACGCAGTGCAATCCTGCCGTTCTGCCATCCCTCTTTCCCCGGAACAAGCGCCGTCGCGCGCATACGTCCCGAAAGATGCAGACGCGTCCCCAGATCCGGCGTCATATACACCACATATTCCAGAGAACCCGGCTTGTTCAAAGCCACATTCAATTTACCGTCCCGGACCGTAATCCGGCTTTCCGCCGGAGCTTTCCG